TGGCTCACTCATTTAGCTTCTCTTTCAGGTAGATTACCGTGACAACTGAATCATCCCGCACCCTCCCAGGAGGGTAGCGACGCATCATGCTTGCCACCAACAGGGCCGCTTGCTCTTCCAATGGGTGTTTCTTCCAGTTGTGCGCCTGATGCCCGTGCAGGGTTGCCATTGCAGTCAACTCCCCGGTATGCACCGACACCACGGTGGCGCGCTTGAGCAGCTTCTTGCTGCGTGAGTCGATCAAGTCAACAACTGAACCGGGCGCATACTTTTCAGCAGCGCCCTTCCCTAGCCTGAAGGTGTTGAACTCGCCGGTCAGACCCCGGCGTGGATACGAGAAGGCAAGTGGTTGGGTCATCCAACCACTATAGTCAGCCCAAATCAAGCCATCAGTATTTTGATCAGCTCAGGCTCAAGTTTCTCTTCCTGAATCTTGACGCTCAGGGCAGCGGCGTAGTATTTCTTGCCATCCCACACCACGTAGTTGCCCTCCTTCTTGAGCTTGCCGTTGTCAACCAAATGGTCAATCAGGCCAAGGGTGGTGTCGAAGTGGGCGCGACCTTCCTCGTCATAGACCAGACGCAGGTCAGTGCTTTGGAACGGGCGTGAGACCTTGTTTTTCTTGGTCTCCATCCCGATCAGACGACCCAGAAACTCCTTATCACCGGCGGCATCCTTGCCCATGATCTTCTTGGCACCCAGAGCGACACGCACTGAAGCGTAGAACTCCATTGCAACGCCGCCCGGGGTGGTGGTTGGGTCACCATAAACCACGCCGGGCTTGGTGCGGATCTGGTTCAGGTAAATGGCCGTCACCTCGAACTCGCCAACGTGCTGGTTCACCGACTTCAATGTGGTCGAGGACACCCGGGCCAGCGCCGTGGTGTCGTTCATGGTGTACTCGTCAATCTCTTTTTCAGCCATCGACTTAGGGACAGCGGCAGCCACACTGTCGAACACCACCACGATGGGTGCGTCCTCTGCGATGTGCTTGCCCTTGCGAATGGTTTCTGCCACTTTCATCGCCGCCGTGTTGCCCTCTTCCCAAGTTTTGGAACGCTTGTAAATGAACTTGGGGAAGGTCACGTCCAGACCCATTTCTGCGGCGAACTTGGCATTGAAGGCGCGCTCCCAGTCAATGAAGACAGCGACACCCCCGGCACGCTGGGCGGCAATCATCGCCTGGGTAGCCAGCAGGGTCTTACCCGAGGCTGACGGCCCATAGATTTCAATGATGCGCCCACCCGGCAACCCCTTGCTGTAGCTGCCTGACAGAATCTTGTTCAAGGGCGGGTAACCCATGTCAAGCCAGTGTTTTGGCTCGGTTTCAATGTCGTTCTCACCGACTGCGGTGAGAAGTGCCTTGGTCAGTGCTTCGAGACTCATGATGCTTCCTTTGGTTGAATGTTGAATGTGCGCAAAAATGAATTAAATTCACGCAAAATGGAGGCGAAGGCGAGTCGTTCACAGAACAACTCAAACTTCGTAGGATCGGGGACACTGGGTAGCGAAATCAACTCACCCGGGATGGGTTTGCGCGACTGACGCCAGTCCATCAAGCGCAGGTTTCGCGCAAAGATGGCACGACCTTCGGGGCTGGCAAGAATCTCTTCAGGGTGAATGCGCTTTGCCTTTGGGCCGCTTTTCTTGGGTGTGTACTCACCCTTGTCAACGGCGTCAAAGAAGTTTTGCACGTCCTTCCACTTGGCCAAAAACACAGCGGCGGTCTTCTCACCCATCCACGGGATACCGTCGATGTTGTCTGAGTCATCCCCCTGCAGTGCCTTACCCTGCACGAAGGCGCGTGTTGTGAAATAGCCAGTAAAGTCCAGAAAGTTGTCGGAATTGCAACGTCGGTCTCGAATCGGATCGAACCACGACACCTCGTCACAGACCTCTTGCAGCCAGTCTTTGTCACCGGAGACCATCGTCACCTTGTGGCCAGCGCGCACGAACAGCGGAATCAGGTGCCCGGCCAAGTCATCAGCCTCCAAGAGCGGAGAGCGCAGTTGACGCACTCCCAGCAGAGACAGTGCCTTCTCGATGTAAGGCATCTGCTTGCGCCGGGCCGCCTGGTGTGCTTCACCCTCGGCGTCGAGCGGTTCGCGGTTGCCCTTGTACGCGGGGAAAATGTCCAGACGAAATACAGCCTTGCCGTCCCAGAGAACGATGATTTCCTTGTCGCCTGGCGTGTTGTTAAGCAGGGCGCGAAGCGACTTCAGCATGCCAAAGATCGCTTGCACCTGCATGCCGCCTACAGTTAGCGGCGTCGCATTGTGGTTGGCGTGGGCAATGCTGTTCCCATCCACCAGAAGAATGTGTTTCTTTGCCATAAGACCTCAAAAAAAAAGGGTGGGCACGAGGCCCACCCGTGTCTCAATCAAGCGATTGATCAGCCCAGCGACTTGAGCATTTCGTCCAGCTCTGCGTCGCCGGTGTCCACTGCGGCGGCGACCGCACTGGCAGCAGCAACCGGGGATGCCTTGACAGGTGCAGCAGGCTTCACCGCAACGTCAGTTGCTTCCACCACAACCTTTTTAGGTGGTGTGGCGGCGGCATAGGGGTCATCTTCAGCAATGGTCGCAGCGGCGACAAAAGTCCCCACAGCCGTGCTGGTTGATGGCCCCGCCAACACACCAGACACGGAGCGAACCGAGTTCAAGGCACGCAATTGCTGTTCGCTCGACTCTTGGGCCACATACTCGTCCAGGTTGTTCAGCTTGGACATCGCACCTGCAGGCAGGGGTGTTGTCTTGGCCGCAACTTGGGCGGTGTACTTGGTCAACTTGCCTGCACCCGTGCGGGTGATCAAGATGTCCTTGCCCTTGTCCAGGTCGAAGATTGATTCGCCAGCTTCTTCCCACTCCACTGCGATGTTGACCAGCGCAGCAAACGCGGAAGGTGCCAGTTCAAGAATCTGAACTTCACCCGGTGTCGGGCCGTCAACGTGCAGGGCGTTCAGCAAGACACGTCCTGCAGAGCCAGCTTCTCTCAGCAATTCCGAAGTCACATCATCAGATGACGCCTTCTGGCCAGCATGAATCGCATCACACACAGCACAGGGGCGACCAAAGGTCTTGTCCGTGCACATGTAGACAGCCATCAGCTTGCCCGTTGAGTCCTTGATGAAGTGTTGACCAAAGTCGTGATAAAAAGCCTGCCCCTCACCGCGCCATGAGGGAAGAATGCGCCAACGGGAGGTGCCGTCGGCGGGCTTGGCGGTTTTCTTGCGATTACCAGCAGCGAGGTCTTGTTTCTTTTTTTTCAGGAGTTCAAGAGGTTTGGTTGGTTGTAACCTTTTGGTTACCGCTTAATTATAGTCAATACTGACTGAGCCTACACAGGCAATTTATGCAGTCGGCTTGGCCATCAGGGTCAACAGACGATCACGCGAAGCGGCTTCGGTCATCACCCGCATCGGCCCCTGCTGTTCACGGGCGGCGTCCCGGGCAATCTGCAACAGCATGTCGCGGCGCTGGTCAAAGCTGCGTTCTGCAGCCTGGGCCAGGCCATGTTCACTGCGAGCATTGATGACGCGCATTGACGCAGCACGGTAGCGTGCGTCGCCGACCACCGCCGACCGAATCTGCGTCTCGGTTGTTTTAGGGTTCTCTTCTTTCAAAAGCTGACGGTGCTGCGAGTCCAATTGCGACTCGGTAATCTCAAGCGCCTTTTCAGCGATTTCGTACTGACGGCGGGCGCGAATCGCCTTCATCGCGTACATGGCGTATTTCTGGGTTTGTTGCTGCATCTCCTGCGAAATGTCGGCCATGTTGATGGCCACGTCTTTGCCGAATTCGTCAGGGTTGACAAACTCAGACAGCGGCGCTACTTCATGTGGATCACTCATGATTCTCCTTGGTTAAAAAAAGTTGACTCAATGCTGACTGATTATAGGGAGCTCAACTCAGGAGCTCGCCCACCTTGTCGAAGGTAGACTCGATCAGCTTCAGGTTGCCTGGGTTGTGAAACAAGGTGGCTGGGTTTATCCCGAACACCACGGTGGCATCGAGGTCTGCGCGGTAAATCACCTTGCCCGCCAGGTCGGCCCCAGTGCCCTTGATGCCGGGGCTGAACCAGCGCACGATGTTGGTGCCCATCGCCACGATGATGGGCGGCTTCAGGATCTCGATCTCTTCCTTGAGCCACTTGCCGCAGCCGTTGATCTGCTCGTTGGTGAGTGCCTTCTGGTCTTTGGGCTTGCACGACTTCACCAGAGAGGTGTAGTAGCCGTCAGCGGCCTTCAGGCCAACCCCCTTGAGTGCCGCGCGCACCACGTCGCCACCGTCGCCCTCAAGCATCTTGCCAGCGCGCTCTTCCTTCCAGTTGGGCGAATCAAACACCAGCATGAACTTCGGCTTATCACCCATGCGCGGCAGCGGGTGCGCAGCGCCCTTGAGTGAGCAGCCGTCACAGGTACGAATGTCCTCGATCAGGCTGGTGATCTTGACCTTGGCCAAATGCTCGATGTTGAGTTCGCGGTCAGGTTTCACCATGTCCACCGTGAAGCCCGGACACAATTCGATGCGGTCTTTCAGGCGATCAGGGTGTGTCGGGGCAACCCCTTCACCGTTGACCGAGTAGTAGGCACCCACCCTGCCGAGCTTTTCCCGGGCTGCCACGTTGACCTTTGACCCACCTAGCACCAGTTTTTGCACCGCAGGGTCTAAGCCTGAGAGGTCAGAAAATCTGCCGCCTGCGTGGTCGCGCAGCTTCATGATGGCCGCTGAGACATTGGAGCTGATGCCCTTGATGGCTTGAAACGGGGCATAGAGCTTGTCTTCGCCATCAATTTCAATGCGGTTGGAGCTGCGGTTCAGGTCAGGTGGCAGCACATGCAGCTTTCGCGCTTGCGCATCTGCCACCAGTGGGGTCAGTTTGTCCTCATCGTCCACCACCGTCATGGCAGCGGCAAAGAACTCGGCTGGGTAGTAAACCTTGAGCCACATCGTGACCCACGACAGCAGTGAATACTCTGCGGCGTGTGACTTGTTGAACCCGTACCCGGCAAAACCGGCGATGGTTTCCCACAGCGTGTCGGCCTGACTGGCACTCATCCCGTTCTTGACTGCACCCGCAATAAACTGCTCCTTGTAGGTGGCCATCTTGTCAGCGTCTTTCTTGCCCATTGCCTTGCGCACACCGTCTGCTTCACCGGGTGTCATGCCCGCCAACAAACGGCAGACCTTCATGACCTGTTCCTGGTAGACGATCACGCCAAAGGTGTCACTCAGGCACTCTTCCAGAATCGGGTGCTCGTAATACGGCTTGGCCGCGCCCTGCTTCACCTGAACATAACGGTCACACAGTCCAGCATCAAGCGGCCCCGGGCGAAACAGCGCGGTGGCGGCGCACAGGTCGTTGAAATCGAGTCGGCCACCCATTGCCATCTCCTTGAGCAGCTTGCGCATCCCGGCACCCGTGAACTGGAACACCCCCACCGTGTCACCGCGCCCAAAGGCATCGAGCACCTTGGTGTCATCCAGCGGTAGTCTGAGCATGTCGATGTTCTTGTGGTGACGCTCCTTGATGTATTGCATGGCGCACTCGATCAAGTCCAGCGTGTTCAGACCCAAAATGTCGATCTTGATCAAGCCAAAGTTCTCAACCTGTGTTTTGTCCCACTGAATCACTGGCAACTCACCCCGCGTGGAGATCACTGCCCGGTTGACCACGGGTTCACCGGCCACCACCACACCGGCGGCGTGCTGTGACAGGGAGCGGTTGGCCCCTTCGAGGCGCAGGGCGTAATCCCAGATCACCGGCCGCTCATTCTTGAACTTCTCGATGTCCGGGACGCGCTCGGCCGACTCGCTGAGACTGAGTGAAACCCCGTGTTCTTTCTCCATCTGTTTTGAGCAGGCATATTCCCACGGGGCCAGCTCGTGCAGGCGCGCGGTGTCGCGCAGCGCTGACGCTGGCCCGAGGGTGGAGAAGTTGACGATGCCCGCCACGTTCTCGCGCCCGTATTTGTTGATGATGTAGTCCACCACCATGTGCCGCTTGCCCGACATGAAGTCAAGGTCGGCGTCAGGCAAGTCAGTCCGGTCAGGGTTGATGAAACGCTCAAACAGGAGGTCGAAACGAATCGGGTCAATGTCCGTGATGCCCATCAGGTAAGCAACCAGCGAACCACCCACCGACCCACGACCCGGGCCAACCCGCACCCCGTTCTCTTTTGACCAGTTCACGATGTCCTGAACCAGCAGGAAGTAGCCAGAAAAGCCCATCTTTTCCAGCACCCCCAGTTCAAATTTCAGGCGCTCGCGATAAACCGGCATGTCTTCAGCCTTGGGCTGGTGACCCCAAACCGGGGCTGCAAAGCGCTTTTTCCAGCCCAGTGCAACCGCTTCCATCAGCGCTTTGAACTCGTCGTCTGCCATCTTGGGCATGCAGGGTTCCAGTTTGGTGAACTTGTACTCACAGCGGTTCGCCACCACGGCGACGTTGTGCAGCGCTGCACCGAGCTTGCCGACCCCCATGCGCCCACCCAGTGCAACCACGTGCTTTGCCAGGTCTGTCGGTGCCAGCATGCACAGGTCACGAACGAATGGACGGGGCAAAAACACCGAACTCACCGGCGTGTTGGTGGTGATGGCCCGCAGCACATCCGTCGCATCTGCATCTTGAGGCGTTGCATAGAAGGCGGGGCGCGTCACGATGCAGGCCATTGGCCCCGCGATGCCAATGACGATCTTGTTCAGACTGTCAAACAGCGGCGTGTCGATGGCGACCAGCTCCGGGAAGAAGTCAGTGCCAAACCTGGCACTGAGTGTGTCGTAAATCCCCTGCGCACCCGGCAGACGCCAGAAGGTATGCAAGTCACCCGAAGTCACCACCACGTCCTGCAGCGCCAGAATGTCATCAAGCCCAAGGCGGGCATGGTAATAGTAGTTGTCAGGCGACAGCGACTTGGTGAGGGCGGCAAGAATCGAGCGAAAGCCGCTGTCGTTCTTGGCGTACACCTTGAGACGGTAAGCCTCGTTGTCTTTGTCCTTGAGCTTGGCCACCGGGTCTTTGACGACTTGCATGGTGACCCCGGCAATCGGGGTGACCCCGGCCTTCTTGCACTTGTCGCTGAAGGTAGGGAAGGCAGAAACGGTCATGTAGTCCACCAGTGCCACATGGGTCACCCCAATGGACTTAGCCTGGTCAACGATCTTTCCGATCTGAAAGCTCGACTCGCCCAGCGAGTAGTCGGAGCGAATCGCAAGGGTAACTTGTAGTGGATTAACCATGTGCTTCTCTGTAAATGTCTGATACCGTGATGTTCTCACCGTCAGTTCGGACTGACGCTGAACTTCCCAAACCTCTCAGTGGCAACTCGGCCGGCCGCAAAGATGGCCATGCCAACCGACACCTGCACCCTGGCACTTGCCTCAGACAGGTCAAGCGACTCAACCAGTGCCAGCTCAAGCTCTGAACGGCTCGCGCCCCCTGCCAACAAGGCCGAGCAAAACACCCGCTGCCACCCCTTGCTTGCGGGGTTGCGGCCAGCGTGCAACTCCTGTCTGGCGAAGTCAAACCACCCGCGCTCCATGAGCTTTTTCACCTGACTTCCGACACGCTGGGGCAATGCAGCGATGCTGCCAAGCTGACCCGGGGTCAACTCAATGCGCTTGACGCCCCGTGAACTCGCCACGACACGTTGGGCGGGGGCAGTGCCCTCGCTGCCCGATGGCGTGCTTGCAAGGGCTTGTCGCGTCAGCGTCAAAGACAGGCGTTCACGCTGCGTCAGCGGGTTCGTGGGCAGTGACTCCAGAAATGCAGTCGCCTCAAAAACGCAAGCACCCCGAACAGGACACTCGCGGCAAGATTGGGAATTGGCACTGACCGCAGTCGGCAGCCCGTAGCATCCTGGTGTTTCAAAAGTCACTGAAAATACACTCCAAATTTCTTCAGCAGTTCAACCTTGACGCGACGCAGTTCATCGCCTTCGATGCCACAGCGCAGTGCAATCTCGCGCAACTTGGGTGGCTT